GTATCCATGCCGTTTTGACAGGGAAAAAACGCATTTAATGTCATGTTTGTGCGCTGATGATTACATATAGATCACCAGTGCCAGCTTCAGTGACAGCCCAGAGCGTGTCACCTTCAAAGACAGTCAATCTGATTTCATCGCCATTGTCCATTAAGTAACCATTGCCAAAGGTGACGCCTTCGCCGCCAATGTGACATGCCTGCTTTGCGTGGAGTAATACGTCGCGCCGAACGTTGTCGGTGTTAACGATCCTTTGTGCAGTTGTTGTTACAGTGATGTGTGATGCTATTACTGTCATCTTAAACGTCCTTATCAGGTGAATGGTGTCTCGGTAGGTTGAACCTTCGGAAGTCTGTGTGATGTTCTTTACCTAACCAATACCGTCGTTCATGGGTTAGTTGAACTCCAGTGTGTGCCCATATCTTATAGCCGAATGCTGTGGCTCGTAGGCAGAACAACAGATCTTCACCGACCCATTGGCCGCCCAGTGGCATGTCTTGGAAGAAGCCCCAGTTCTCTTGTTGATGTACAGGATCAGCCTCAGCTCGAAAGCGTTCAAGAACTCTACGATGTACCAAGAGACATCCAGTGCCAGCCGCATCGATCTCGATGATGCTGTCCTCTTCATAATCATGTACTGAGTACAGGCCACCTGATTCGCCACGTCTAAAGATGCAGGGCACTGGCTCTGGATAGATCGCGCCTTGGACTTCCCATGCGCCATGTACGACGCCACTGATTATTAACCTGCTCTTTGCATCTGCTGCTGCGACCAGTTTTTTGAAGCCTTCGATGGTCAACACTTCATCAGTATCAATCATCAAAAGCCAGTCATCCTTTGTCTTGTCGAGGAATGTCGAGCAGATCTGATTGCGTAGCCTGGAGATAACGCCTGATCCTTGCAGGCTAATGAACTGTCCTAACTGTCGTTGGCTTCGGGCGATGTCCAGGATTGCCGTCATGAATGGCGTTGAGACATGTCCTGGACTACAAATACCAATGGTGATTTTCTCAGTGTCGCGCATGTGTCCCCTAGTGATAGCCGTTCTTCTTGAAGAATCGTAGTGCTTTGCACATCGATCCGTAGCGATTGTGATTGTATTTAATGCCCCATTCGACCTGCTTAAAGCCATCGACTGTGGCCAACCACTTTGATTTACCTTGCGGAATCCCATGATGAGATCCGTTACGAGCTGAAGGCCTCCAGTTCGATTCCTTCTCGTATAACTCGACAAGACATTGAAACTCATCAAAGTCCAGGAGCAGGTTGTAGGCATGGAGCTTGTAGTTCATGGGATGGTCTTTCCATCCTTTCGACGCACTGGCTGGTGGTACTGCCAGTGATACTGCTGTAATCACAAGAATCAAGAAACTTCGTCTCATCATTCCTCCTTGATGAATGCTGCCTTGAATGGCATGAGATCGGATTGGGGAATCCAGAAGCTTTGATCCTCCTTTCGATATTTGTCTGTCATGGCCTGGCCGACTCGATAGCAACCAGCGACTCGATAGTTGGGACATTGCCCGATGAATAGAACCGCTATGTCTTGCGGTCTGTCGTATTTTGTCAGAATCAGATGTCCGTTGTCATATCGCGTGACCTTAGCCTCGAAGATGCCACCGACATCTGCTGCAGTCTTCCGACGATCATCCCGAAGATTGGGATAGGGCAGTTGAAGAATGCGCGCCAGTAGCAGTTCTGACGCGCACGCCTCCATGTGATTCTTGCAATAAGCAAAGTAATCACCCCTGAACTTGATGTGAAGGTTGTCCCATTGCTCGGTCAGTTGACGGATATCTGTGCGCGCCCTGTGCACAGCACCTTCCGATGCAAGGATCATCTCCTCAGCAGTCAAGGTCAGCATCTTTAGGCCTTCTGGCCGACTTTGCAGTAATGACAGACTTGACAGTGCACGATCCATGCACCGCATTGAGTGCATCGATTAACGAAGCTGTCTGTCATACATTGAACCCTTGCGCTTTGCATTCATCGCATGTCCAGAGCAAGACTTCGCCATCGCGTGATGTGCCAGTCCCAGCCAGTTGATCTTGTGGCTTATTGCAGACATCACAGACAGTCCACTTGAAATAGACGTTTTCTTGTTCCGTCATGCGAATGCCATGACCACCAGGCATAATGATCTCAAAATCACCCATCGTATCCTCCTCGTGGTAACTCGAATGTGCCGTCATCAAATGACTTCCACCAGAGCACGCCATCTTTAAGTTTGAGTCCATCGATTGTCTCTGGACATTTTTCACATGGCTTGACTTGGCAGAACGAGCCTTTGTAAGGCTTGCCAGTTGACTTGGATTGACCTTCCTTGACGACCAGAGTGCCGAATCGACAGCTCTGGTCGCTGGAAGCCTCGATGACCACAGAAGTGTTGACAGGCCTGCTGACTGCCATTCCTTCCCAGAACGGATCACCTGAAGCATCGGCTGCAGTTGGCAGAGGTGCATCTTCTGCCATTCCCCCAAAGTCTGACGGAAGCGGCTCTGCAGTAGCAGCCGAAGGTCTGTTGTGTTGTGCGCCATGACTGATTGCAGTCTGTGTGGCTTGGACTCGTGCTACAGCGCGTTGTCCACCTTTTAGCAACAAGATGGCGCGTGCGACAACCGAGGTTGCAGTGTCTTCGACATACCATCGCTGCATGTTGACTGGATAATCTGCACGCTTGCCGCGTGCCCAGTTCTGCACAGCAGGATTAGGATCATCGAATCGACGATAGAGATCACATCGAAATAACACTTCACCGACTGTTGGATCGAAGTGTTCTCTGGTGATCAGAATCGAGCCGTTTTCATAGTTCTCTTGAAACCATCGATTGAGTGATGCTGCATCTTCGTAGGTGTCAAGATTCCAGGCTGGCATCAGTCGGCCTCCACCTTGCGTCGTTCTTCCTCGAAGGTGTAGTCATCGAACTCCATCAGTGATGGAATCATCGAGACATAAGCAAGTAGATCGATGATGTGATCGTCGTTGTGCGGTGACATCTTCCATCGGGAAAGTTTCTGAGCGACGTTGAGTATCGCCACGTCAGCAACAGTGTCCAAGTAGGAGTGTGCAGATACCGCGTTGAAAATGTCTCGTATGTTGCGGAAGTTTCCGACATGGTGTCCATACGACAAGCCTCGTTCCCGAATGGTTCTAGCTGCGGTTTCGAGGATAAGTGACGGGTCGTTGCGCGTTGGCAATGAATCGTTTTCCATCTTTCCATCCTTTCCAATACCAATGTTCTGAGATAGCGGTGTAGATCAGGCCAAAGACGGGAATGGCAATGAGTGCGATGATGAAGTAAATGGCTAGTGGATCAAAAGTCATAGCCGTCATGAATGTCCCTTTCGTGAAGTGTGTTTGGGGTTCACTTCACTTACATAAGGTAGCAGTTTGAGACAGTTTTGATGTTATTTCGGCGTGTTTTGATGTTTTTTTCTACAATAACAACCCACATTGGATAAGTTACTGCCCAGTATTAAATCATTCAACCCTTTCCAGAACTCAAGAGCTGAAGACAGAGATAGCCCTGTGATAAGAACTATCTCTGTGATTCTTTCCGTCACCCTGTCACTGCATGACTGTCGATAGGCCTTGTGCACTACACATCAAGGCGATTGCGCTATGTGGATGTCGATGCACAATGGATTCTGGGCAACCCGTATCAGAACCAACCGACATCCTCGCGGCTTATCGTCACACCGCTACGCCTGCCACTATCTCGGCAGGATTGAAGTCTCCATCTAACGGAGGAGGACGCATGATGAGTGCGCCTGGCTGTTTAACGCCTGTCCATCGGCCTGTAGATATTCACTTGTCCCTGCAGTCGTTCGTGGCTCCTAGAGGCCTTCTAGGGCTTATTTGAGCCTATTCCTCGTCCAGGTAGTCCTGACGACGCTCGAAGAAATCATCAAAGACTGGTGGCTTCTGCTCATAGATCCAGCCAATGACCAGATCCTCAGCAATGCCCATGTCGCGCATCGCCCTAGCAGTCTCATCAACACATGCAGCCCAGAAGTGAAGGTTGGTCAGTGGTTTGGTATCAAGTCGCTTGGCTGTAGCCTCTTTGCGACGACGCCTTGCCGCCTTCTCCGACTTCGTTGGTTTCTTTGGCATGTTGACTCCGACTGCCCCAGGATCACTTATAGGCATAAAGATACACCTGTTCCCTGACAATGTTGGGCACGCTGTAATTGCGACCGATTTGAGCCATGCGTGTCGTCCAGTTATCGCGGTTGATTGCTCGATCCTTAGCCTGGCGTAGATAGTTCAGGTTGCGCTCAGCCCAGTCAGACTCGATGAGATTCAGGATCTTTGCCTTGGCCTGCTTGTAGTCGTAGATGTTGATGGTCGAGACACTGCATTCGTGGTAGTAGTCATGGACATTTGGAGCACCGAAGTAGATGGGATGAGCCATCCCAAGAAATGAGTCATAGAGCTTCTCGGAGATGATGTCATGGCCGTAACGATTTTCGATAGCGATGTGATATCTGTAAGGAGCAATGCCAGGCCACTTATCTTTAAGCATCGAAATGCCGTTGCCATACCAATGCAGCCGATCGCCTAAATCTTCTTTAAGTTTGGCCAC